GAATATATGATATACTAACTCTTTAATGACTGATGTTTTTCCAAGTCCAGTCCCTGCGGTAATAGTAACCAACTCACCACTACGAATACCATAAGTTAAGTCATCCAATCCTTTCCATCCATAATCTATTCTGGATTTTACAATTGGTTCTAGTACCTCAGAAAGTAATTGACTACCTTCTACGATACCATCTGGTGCATGTATAGGTGCATTCCACCAAGCTTTAACATACTCCTCATACTTTTTAGAACGCAATAAATCATTTGCGTCTTTGTACATTTCGGGAAGTTTAACTATCTTAACTTTCCCGGGTTGAAATAAATCTGCAACTTTATATGCAGCTTCTCTACCCACTTCATCATTGTCAAAATTAATTACAATATTATCAAACTTATCTAACCAAGTGTAACTTTTCTTGACATCTTTTAATGCGGAAGCAACTCCATTCTTAATAGAAACTACTGGATATTTTGAACCTAACATCTGATAGACTGACATTGCGTCAACCTCACCTTCTGTTATGGTTACATACTTCCCACCATTAAATAATTGCTGACCGAACAATCCAGAATTGGATGTCGAACCTAGAATTGAAAATTGTTTATCTTTAACATACCTTGTCTTTGTCGCAATCATCTGACCTGTCTCATCATAGTATGGATAGATATGTTTTGCGATAAGGTTATTGCCATTGAACATAACCTTAACTCCATACTTCTTACAAGTCTCTGAGTTAATTCCTCTATCTGATATTGCAGATAAAGAACCTTGATGATAACTTAAATCAGTTACCTTTTCTGCTGTTTGCATGTCGCCCCTTTGTTGTTGTTGATTTATCCCTGTGTCATTAGGGAAGAAAGTGGTGCAAGAAAAACAATAGCTACTGCCATCATCATTAACACTTCTCGCATCACTACTTCCACAATTTGAACAAGGGACATGATATTCTACAAACTTAGATTTGTCGTCATTCATTGTCGCCCCTTGTTTAATTATTTAAAACTCCTCGTTGTTACCTTCTGCTACGAAACCACCATCCGAGACATCAAAGTCTTCGCCATATGGTACGAGGTCAAGTACTTGTACTGCTTGTAAATCCAAGCTTGTACCAGACTTACCTGCAAAAGTCCAATCAAAAGCTTTGTATAAAACTTTTACCTTTGAACCATTACCTACTAACACATCAATAGGATTTTTTGCAGAGTCCACTAGTCTCGGCATAGGATTTTTAGTCCCATCCGCCCTAGCAACTTTTCTTTTAAACTTGATAATAGAACCTCTATCATCTTGCTTAACTGAAACACCCTTACCTTTAAACTCCTCGGCAGTTTTATCGTCAACTGCTAAGTCGATTTGATATACAGGTTCGAATGTTGTATTAGGTCTAGTCACACTAGCCCAATATGCTTTACCTTCAACTGTTGGCATATATACCTCCTATATTATTATTGAAGTTTGTATTATAGCACGAAACAAAAACAAAGTCAAGTGCTAAAATATTTTTTATTATTTTAATTTTAAACATAGTCATAACTCTATTAGATATTTATATATATTATTATTAATATTATAATAATAACTATTAATAATCTTTAACATAGTTAAATAATTTATTTAAATTAAACATATTATATCATACAATTGTGTCATAAGCAAGGCAAAAATAAATTTATTTTATACCTGCGACATTTTATTTGATAAATATTCGGCACGACTAGGTGTCTGTTTAGCCCAACGACTATCTAACATTTCAAGTTTCGCCCCTTCAAAATTTAACTTGGCAATGTTTTCAAACATCTTGTTGAACTTACTTACACCCGCCTTGCCTAATTGGAAACACATGTTACAAAATATAGATATGACTTTCATCTTCCTGTCTATATCTAGTACTTCAAAGTCTGTGTTTGTCAATCTTTCTTTGACTAAAGAATTTGCATTAGCCCATGCTAAATCAAAGTCTTCATCAAAAACTTTTTGCAACTCCTCTCTTGAGTAGGCAACTCCCTTCTCAAAATGGTCGGTGTCTTTTACGAGGTGACCCCAACCTATAGTAGCGAATCCTAATGAATCACTATATATAGTATCTCTGAACCCTTCGTGTTCTTGTATCTCCTTTTTTACTTGTTCTATCTCTTTAAACATTGTCATAAAACTCCTTTCGAAATATTTCTTTGATAGGTATTAGTACGCATTTACTTGCTTTGTTGTCGCCCACATTTTTTGTCAACTTATCTTTGTAACTATCAACAATCTTTTTTAGAATGTCTGTTTTAAAAACAAGTGTACAAAATTCTTTTTGTTTTAACTCTAATCTATGAAACCAATAGTCACTTGTTGTTGCATAGATACCGCTTGGTTTTCCTCTGTACTCGTATTCAATGGCTATGTTTCCTGTCTTCTGCCACCAATCTCTCTCTGACTTGACTTCTATCTGACATTTAGAGAACATATCTTTAACTTTCTTTTCTCTTATCTGTCCATACTTTAAATCAATATCAAACTTTTTATTCCCTGCCATTTAGATAACCCCTTTCAGTTATGTATAAAATTGTTCTTCTTAGTTTGATTGCATAATCTTTATCTGCTGAATAGTTATATAACATTTCAGTTAATAAAAATATATCGTACTCATCAACTACCCACATGTCATACATCTTTTCTCTAAACTCTGCATAACTTCTATGACTTAACAAAGTTTCTATGTAGTGAACAACTGATAAACATTTAGTAGGATAAACTTTTAATCCAAAGTTTGCTTCTAAATTTCCTAATGGTTTGATATGCGGTTCAGTTAAATCATACTCACGCATACCATATAAATTGTTTCCCTCTATTGCAAATCTTGACTTGCCCCAGTCACTCTCTAATGAAGCTTGACCTACAATTATTTCAATAGGTATTCTTTTTTCAGAGGGTAAATCTGCATTGTAATACAACGCACAATTTTTTACTCCCGCTATAAATTCTTCGTTATTATTATACTCAAAGTCTTTTTGAAAATCAAATGTTGATTGACATAAGATTAACAAACCTGCACAAATATTTTTAATCATTATTATCTGGTTCTATATTTATTGTTAATGTTACTTTAGTATTATAATACTCCATTGTTTCTTGGAACTCTTCAAGTAAAGGTAATAATTTTTTTAATCTTATCTTTTCTACTTTTAAAGAGTTTTCTAATTGCAATGTCTTACCTTGCTTACCTTTATTCCAAGGGTAGTCATACGAATTAACAACTGCTTTATCTATATACATGTTTCCTCCTTTCTATATTAAATTAAATGTTCCTGTTATTATAAAACTCCACACTATCAATACAAATATTATTCCTATAATTTTTATCATACTACTAACCTTCTATTATAACATACTTTTTATTTGATTGCAAGTAAATAATTTTTTTATTTACTATCTTCATAAGTCGTTGATTTTGTTGACTTTATTACCTGTTTAATTATAGTAATTGTCGGGTCAAAATCTCCTTTACTACAACTCAATAGACTAAGGGATAACACGACTGATAGGATTATTACTTTGTACATATGATATTGTTTCATGTCCTTGTTCAACTTCTTTGTATTCTAACCAACCATTAGCTTCATCTACTCCCTTCATAAAAAAAGCTTTTTGTGTTTCATTCTCAAAGATATATGTTTTTGTTAGTTCTAAATCTTCACCCCACGCAATAGTTATCTTTGGTCTTTTATCTTCACTCATCTACACTACCTCCTGTTTCTTTTTTATATCGGGCTACCAAACTCTCATCATTCTCACCAAACAATCCCTCATCTACATCATCATCTAGTAAGTTATGTATATCAGAATTCTTTACTAAGATTTCTGTACCTTCATAGCCCGAAGTTATCCAATGCTTGTCATCATCTTCTAACTTTTTCTTTTTGTTTTCAATCACCTTTGATTTAAACTTAGGTGTTCTCAACTCTTTTGCTATTGGATTTTTTAGTTTCATATTAGTTCCTCCATTCTAGTAAGTCCATTGTTTCTTTTATATTAAGTCTTGGATATCCCCATTTAACTTTTGGTTTTACTTTATCCCAATCATTTAAAACTAAATCAGAAAATACATGTTGAAGTACTGCTTTTAAACTACCTCGCCACTCTCTGATATTACTTTCATCATCATCACATACCCAAAGTTTTAATATAGTTCCTTTATCATTAACTCCTATATCGTATAGTTTCATTTGCTCTTCCTTGTTATATGTTTATAATCAAGATAACCCGAACACCACTCATAAAAATCATGGTCATCATCACTCCAACATTCAGCAAACGCAGGGTCATCATTTCTCATTTGATTATATTCTTGTCTTGCTTGTTCTTTTGTTTTCATTTATACTCCTATTGTTTAAAAGGTAATGTATCACCATTGACATACACTCTAGCTTTTCTAAGTATATCAAACTCAATAGGTTTAACTTCTTGCATACCATCAAATCTTACAAGTGAAGTCCCATCCATTGTCCAATACATATGCGGTGACATATCATCTCTGTCTTTTCTTTTAAAGTCTTGTAAAAAGAATTGTGATAATATTTTATGGTCATCACCATTACCTTTGTACTTCATATCTTTTATATTCTTATCTGAAAAAATATAATGATATGTATTCTCATCCTCACCATACCTCTTAAAGAATTCACATAACCAATACTTCATAGGTTTAGGTTTCTTGGGTTTGAATTTTATAATGTTATCTTTATTCTGCACCATTTTGTTTAGCCCTTTCATCTTCTAAGTCACTTAGAAAATCATCTACTATCTGAGCAGTATCATTGTTCATACAAGATATATTTTCATAAGTACCATTGTCCCATTTAATATTGATAGTCCAATTAACTATCTTATTTCTTTGTGGTTTCTTTTCTTCCTTGTTCATCCCATAACTCCTCTAATGTTTCTTTATATTCTAAATCATAATCTCTTATGATATCACTACATCTATTAGAAAGATAATCAAACTTCTCTGTTGATGATAACTTATGTACACCAATAGACTTTGTATCTTTCAATGTCTGTCGTAATCTTTCAATATATTTATCTGCGTTTATCAAACTCATTCTGTCCACCAATCTGGTTTGTTGTTTAGTTTATCCCACTTAGCAAAGTATCTTTTAGCACCCCGATAATAATTTCTATATGCAGTTACATAATCTTTATGTTTGTATTCGTCTGGCATACATTGTGGCGGTGTTGTTATATAATCTTTATGCATTACTATTGGAATTTTACTATCATAACCTTTATTTTGTATAATGTCAAGTATTCTTTTTGACTTATGTTTTTT